TGCAACAACAACAACAGTAACATCGAACTATGCGGGTAAAGTCGCAGGGGAGATTATCGGTAAAACTTTTAAAGAAGCCGATACTTTAAGATTAGGATTGGTTACAATCGCTCCTAATGTAAATTACAAATTAAATATGCGTAGAATCCGTTACACAGATGGAACTACTGCTTATTCATGCGGACATACTCCAGCAGGTGCAATCGTATTAAACGAAAGAGTATTAGAGCCTGTAAAATTGAAAAATGATTTTTCAGTTTGTAAGGAAGATTTTAGAGCGACATGGTCTGAGGATTCAATGGGTGCAAGTGCGTCAAATGTAAACGCTCCCGCTGATATTATGGAAGCTATCCAAGTTGAAATGTTAGGTGAAACTGCTGAAAATGTAGACTACAAAATTTGGAACGGTGACGCAACAAATACAGACGAGTGGGATGGTTTCTTAAAATTATTCTTAGCTGATTCAGCGGTAATTGATGTTGACATCGATGCGGTTACAGAGGCTAATGTAGTAGCTCAATTAAAATTGGCTTTAGGTGCTATTCCAATCCCTTTAAGACGTAAAAATCTTAACGTAATGGTATCCCCTGACGTATTCCAATTTTATAGTTTTTCTTTAACTACTCCTGCAATCACAAACGGTTTAGGAGCAGAAGAAAAACAAATGAAATTTGGACGTTATACTTTAACTGAGGTTAACGGACTTCCTGCAAATACAATCGTTATTGCTGAGGCTAAAAACTTAGTGTTCGGTACAGGTTTAGAAGCTGATTTTAATACAATCGCTTTAGTTGACGAAGACGAAATCGGATTGTTAACAGGACAAGTTAGAGGTAAAATGGTTTACTCAGGTGGTGTGAACTATTACAACTCAGAGGAGATTGTTTGGGCTAGACCGATAGCATAATATTAACCCACAAACTCCCTATTAATTTAGGGAGTTTTTAAAAAACATACATATTATGGCTTGTGATATTAGTGCAGGACGTTTACGGGCGTGTAAACAAAGTTTAGGCGGTTTAGGTTCATTATTTTTATTTAACTTTGTAGCAAATCCTTTTACCTATGCAAACGGAATAGTAACCGCTATTAACCCTTTATTAACTGAGGTATTTGAATATGAATTAGAGGGCGATGGAAATAATGTAGTTGAAACTTTAACACCTGATAGAAATACAGGTACAACGGTTAACACGCAAGTTATTACCGCAGTACTTAAAAAGATAGATGCTACAAGTTCGGCACAGATGAACTTATTAGCTTACGGTTATCCTATGGCAGTTGTACGGGATAGAAACGGGATATACCATGCAGTTGGTATTGATGATGGAATTGATTTTGTAGTAGCTCAATCTACGGGTGGTGCGAAAACAGAGTTAAACGGTTACACTTTAACGGGCACATCTACAACGGGTTCTTTGAGTCCTAAGTTAGACAGTTCAACCGTAATAGCATTTTTGGCTTTGGTAGCTTAGTTTCATAATTATTTAGTTTTGGTTTAAAACCCTATTTGTAACAAAATAGGGTTTTTTTAGTATTAATTATATGATAGTAGTTAACCCAGAAGATACAAATCACACTTTCGATATTATAGTAAGGTATTACCCTACTGAGATTGTATTTAATCTTTACAACGAGGTAACGCAAGTAAGTGAAATAGTTAATCAACTATTTGTAGTTAACGATGGCATAATGACTGTTAGCTTTAGTTATACATTTCCAGAGCAAGCTAAATATCAAATCAAATTAACAGATGAAAACGGAGTTGTATTTCGTGGTAAATTAATAGCAACAAGCCAAACGCCACAAGACTACAAACAAACCAATAATTTATACGTTTATGAGTGAAATAGTGAAACATAGCGATATTAGACTAATACAATTAAACAATTATGTTAGACCTAAGTTAGAAGAAAACAAATCTAAAGGCTTTGTTTTAAATGGACGTAATAATTCATTCTATCAGTATGTTATTGATAGAAAGAATGGTAGTCCTACTAACTCAGCTATTTTACGAAGTTACTCCGATTTGGTTTACGGACAAGGGTTACGGGCAACAAACGCACAATATAATACTGCTGATTGGTTACGCTTTAAAACCATTCTTAAAACCTCAGATTTAAGACGTATCATAGACGATTTTGTATTACAGAATGAAGCTACATTTCAAGTGGTTCAAGGTAAAAATAAAAAGGACTTAGGAGCTATTTATCATTTACCCGTTGAAAAAACCGCACCCTCAATCGAAAATGACGACGAAGAAATAGAGAGTTATTGGTATTGTCGAGATTGGAATAAACAAAATAAATACACCCCTGAGGAATTTCCCGCTTTTGGGTTTAAAGATTCTACAATTCAAATTTACAAAATTAAACCATATTCAGCAGGGCAAACTTATTTTGCGTCACCTGATTATTTCGCAGGACTTCCTTATTGTGAAATGGAAGAAGAAATAAGTAACTACTATATTAACCACATAAAAAATGGTTTATCTTTTGGTTACATTATTAATATTCCCGACGGCAATAGTCTAACACCCGAAGAAAAAGACGAACTTGAATTTAAGATTAAATCTAAATTAACGGGTTCATCAAATGCGGGTAAATTTGTACTTTCATTTAACGGTAGGGATGCAGAAATTACCGTCACACCTTTACAAGTTAACGACGCACACAAACAATGGGAATATTTGACAAGCGAAAGCAGACAACAAATAATGACATCTCATAGAGTTGTTTCTCCTATGTTATTTGGTATTAAAGATAACACGGGATTTGGTAATAATGCGGATGAATTAGACACTGCGGAGGCTCAATTAGTGAAACGAGTAATAGCACCAAAACAACAGTTTTTAATTGACTGTTTGCAAGAGGTTTTGAGAAAGTACGGTATTAATTTAGATTTGTATTTTAAACCGTTAACAGATCCCGTGCCCGTTCAATTAAGTAATCATGTATGCTTAAGTGACGAAAAAAAAAAGACTGACTTAGATGAGTTCATTGATTTAGGCGAAGATGATTTAGACGATTACGAATTAGAAAGCGTTAAACCCGTTGATTATGATGAAGAAGATGATATACAGTTAGCTACAAGCACGGGAACGGCTATCCCAAACGCAAAGAGTAAATACGATACAGAATTTTATGCTTACCGTTATAGATATGCAGGAAATGAAGCACCTGAAAGGGAGTTTTGTCAGCGAATGATGAGAGCGAATAAGATTTACAGACGTGAGGACATTGAAGCGATGGGAGAAAAGAATGTTAATCCCGGCTTTGGTATGCACCCGTTCCCAAACAACCCCTATTCAATATGGAAATATAAAGGAGGCGGTTTATTGAGTGCAAAATTTACGGGCGGAACTTGTAAGCATTATTGGGAAAAGCTAACCTATAAGAAAAAAGGCGTAAAAATTGACGTTAACAACCCAAATAACGACCCTAAACAAAGTACGGCAAGTGGAATAGCGGGAATAGCACCGCATGATATTTAGTAATTATGGCAGAAATTTTATTCATATCCCCGCAAGAATTAAGCAATACCACTATTTTAAGCGGTAATGTTGATATTGACAAATATACTTTTTGTATTGCAAACGTGCAAGTGACTACAATCGAGCCGTTATTAGGTTCAGAGTTATACGAAAAAATAATTACTGACTTAGAAGCGGAAACTTTAACGGGTTTATATTTGGAATTATTTGATGATTTTATAAAACCAATAACTAAACACACCGCAGTAGGACAATATATTGAGATTGCATCTTATATTTTAGACAACGGAGGTTTATACAAGCACACAGGAGAAAATATTGAAGTGGTTGACAAGCAAGAAGCACAATTTTTAGCGGGTAAGTATTATGCTTTTTCAGATGGTAAAATTAGACAGTTTGAAAAATGGATGTGTAAAAATAAATTACCCGAATACAAAACAAGTCAAGATGGTGTTAATGCTTTAAAGGATATTAGATTAACTGCGGGTTGGAAATTAGACGGAGGTAGAAATTCAGAGAAGCCATGGTATTTACAATAAATAGCGGGAGGGATAGACAATGTAGGAATAGTTTAGGTGGTATTTCTAAATTATGGTTATTTCCATTCGTAAAATATAGTAGAAGTCAAATAATTACAAACAATAATATTTTAGTAACATTTCCTAATACTGATATTTATAGATTTGATTTTAACGGTAACCCAACACCAACGGAAAACCAAACAGAAAACGAGGGGGGAAAGTATTACGATTTAGGAATTAGTTTTGATTTAGTAAATTCAAACGATGCTACAAATATTGAGAAACTATTAAAAAAAGATTACCGTTTAATCTTTCAAGACAGAAACGGATTGTACCGTATTTTTGGACTCTATACGGGGTTAACTTGTGATAGTCTAACATACAATAGCGGAGGTGGTAAAAGTGATTTAAACGGCTTTACTTTAAGTTTCTCAGGACAAGAGGAGAAAGGTAGTTTTTTTATAAATAATTTGGAAGATGCGGGATTTTTTGATTATGCTTTCAATTACAGAATAACACAAACGGGAGCGTTTAGAATTACGCAACCAAGTATTAACACTTATAGAATTATAGAGTAATGCCATTAAAAAAGATAACCGATTTAACCGATATAGGCACTCCTGCGAGTGATGACTTGTTAGAAATTGTTGACGTTAGCGATACAACGGATAGTCCTGAGGGTACGAGTAAGAAAGTATTAGTTAGTGCTTTAGGCGGTGGCGGTGGCGTTACCGAGTTCACCGAATTAACCGACGTACCCGCAAGTTACACAGGTCAAGGCTCAAAAGTTGTAGCGGTTAAAGTAGATGAAAGCGGTCTTGAGTTTGTTGCGGGTGGTGGAAGTCAGGATTTACAAAGTGTTTTAGATGAGGGCAACACGGCAACAAACGGGACAGAGATTTTACAATTAAGACCTAATTTAGTGGGCATACTTTCAGATGGAGGAGATATTGGTGTTACATCAATAAATCAAGAAATAGGTATTTATTTAGGGACTGCAGACTTAGGTGATGGTATAGAAGGATATATAAATATTATAAATTCATCAAATGGTGCTGAAATTAGAATTAGAGCATCTAATATAACAGGAGAAAGAGACGTACAATTTCCTGATAAAGACGGTACAATTGCATTTTTAGACGATATTCCGAGCGGTGCAGTAGATTCTGTTAACGGACAAACGGGAGTAGTTGTTTTGGATTCTGACGATATAAATGAGGGTACTACAAATTTATATTTTACCGATACAAGGGCTTTAGGTGCTATACCCGACGCAACACCAACGGTTAAAGGTATTGCAAAACTATACACTTCTTTAGGAAGTAACACCGACGGAGCAGTAGACCAAAATACTGTTAATAGTGCTTTACAAGGTTTTATCCCACTATCAGGGACAACGGTAGGTAATCCCGTAACAGGGGATATTGAAATAAACGACACTAAAAAAATATTTACAGAAACGGAATCGGGGTATTTTGATATTATCACCGATATAGATAATAATTTAGAAACAACTATAAATGTTAGAAATTCTGACAACACCACTCGTTCTTCTTTATTATTGTCTGGTGGTGGTGATTCTTCTTTACAATCTATCTCCACCTATAACAGTAGTTTGGTTAGCAGTCAAGATGGTGTTAGATTGTTTTCAAATAATCCTAATTACAAAGGAATTGAAGGCGAAAACGACTACTCCGAAATCGAACCAACAAACCTAAACATTTACGCACAACGTCAATATGTAGAAAACGGTTTAGCACTTAAAGCCAATGCACCGTTAATAGATACAGTTTCAAGTTCAGCGTTAACGGGAGTAACGACAGAGGGTATTCTAAAGAGTTATTTAATTGAGGCAGGAACATATAGTGCAAGTGAGATTTTAAACTTTGCGAATGATTTGTACAAAACGGGAACGGCAGGAACGGTAACGTCAAGACTTTACACAAATACAACCGCCTCGTTATCGGGTGCGTCTTTATTAGCGGTAAATATTAGTACGGCAGGAAGTAGAAAAGTTCCGTTAAGACGACAATTAGTATTAAAAGGAGGTACAATTGAAACGTTAGCGACAACGGCAACCGTACCTGATGACAATGTAAACAGTGGAACAGTTGCTACAATCGTAACATTCAACCCCGCAGTTGACAACTATTTTATTACAACGGCTCAAAACGCAAATGCGGGAGATAGCACAATTCAAAATAATTTTAAAATTCATTTCTAATGAGATATTTTCTATTAAGAGATAAAGAAACGTTAAGCGTATATTTATCGGAGGATTTAGAAACGCAACCCGAAAATAG